TAATGAAAGAGATGGGTATCCCAGAAGGTTCATTTCAATGGGACGTTAAAATTGTAGGTATGGGTGAAATTAATACTGACAATTTTAATAGAGAGCAACAACAAGAACCACAAATGCCAGAAGTTAATATTGAGGTTGAAGAAGATTTAATGACCGATTTAGAACAATTAAATCTTGAGAAGGCTAAAAGAAGACTAATGAACGCAATGATACAAGGCGCCTCTAAAAAGGGACATTATATGTATCATTTGGTTCCTGAAAAAATACAAGAAATTACCGGATCAGAAAGCTTATTAAATGACTATGGCATCTTAATGTCAATAAACGATAGTTTATACTGGCAATTAAGTGATGATATGATGCAAATGATGATGGATTCACCATCTGGACATGGGGGTAATGAAGAAGTAGATACGCAAACCGATCCACCGACAATTAAAGTAAGAGCATTGAATTTCCCAATTTGTGTTCATGAATGTATAAAAGGCGTAATGGAAATATTTGCGGTACATGGACAACCAGAAGATGCTGATTTAAATCAAGCGGTTTCTGATAGTGAAGACACATTGGAAAAAGAAATGTGGGATTTACGTTTAGGTCCGGCAATATGGGATAGAATTAGACAACAAATGCCTGAAGATATTTTAACTGATGAAAGTAAGGTTGAGATACAGAATTATTTATTAATGGCGATTTTTCAATTACCAGCAAAAAAATTCTTGGTATTATGTAAAGAAATAATTTCTGGAGGAGATAGTGGAAAAAGATTACTTAGTGAGTTAACAGATAATGTTGTTAAAAAACTTAATGACCAAGAAATTGAGGATTTATTTAATAGTGATTTAGATGAATTGACAGATCAAACAGATAATGACGATTTAAAAGATTTTATATCAGGTATTCCTGGTATCTCATTGTCGAATGACGACGAAGACGACGATGACAGTCTATTTGATGAATTAGGTTTAGATAGACCTACGAAATAATACAAAGGTGGTTTACTTAAACCACCTTTTTTTGTATTTATACATATATGAATACCAGAACGGAACAATTAATTGAGTATGCAAAGATTATAAAAGATACTCCATATGCTCTTAGAACATATCTACAAACATTCGATAATACACAGAAGAAGTATGTTCCAATGGATTTGTTCGAAGATCAAATTCAGTTAATTAAGGACTTCGAAGATTACAACGAAAACATTACAAGAAAATATAGACAAGCTGGTGTTACAACAGTAACGGCGGCATGGTTGTCAAAAAAATTACAATTAGCAAAACCTGATAATCCTGAGAGAGTTCTACTTATTGCAAACAAACGTGATACCGCGGTGGAGATGGCCAATAAGGTTAGACATTTCTTAGAACAATGGCCTGAATGGTTAAATGTTGGATTCTCACCTGATAAAAACTCAGAGAGTAGATTTAGATTAAATAATGGTTGTGAGGTTAAGGCGGTTGCAACATCTGCGGATGCCCTTCGTGGTTATACACCTACCATACTTGTATTTGACGAGGCTGCGTATATTGAAGCGGGTGATGATTTTTGGGCGGCATCTATGGCATCCCTATCAACGGGTGGTAAGATTATTCTTATCTCCACACCAAATGGTTATGACCCTATCTATTACGGTGTTTACGACCAAGCATTACGTGGAATCAATGATTTCCATATAACTGATTTAAGATGGTTTAAAGACCCTCGTTATACCAAAGATTTACATTGGGTTAAGTGTCAGGACATCTGTCATTACATGTTGAATAGAGAACAATATAATGATGATGAAGTTGTTTTACGTGATTTTGATATGAAAGAGTATAAAAAACTTTTAGAGGATGGATATAAGCCATTTTCTTCGTGGTTTGAATCAATGTCAAAGAAATTTAAATACGATAGACGTAAAATTGCTCAGGAGTTAGAGTGTGACTTTTTAGGTTCAGGAGATGGGGTCATTCCTGCTGATATTCAAGAGAATATTGCTAAGAATATGATTAGAGAACCTATTGAGAAATACATGCAAGCTACATTTTGGCAATGGAAAGAACCAATTATAGGTCATCGTTATATTATGGGTGTTGACGTTAGTAGAGGTGATAGTGAGGATTTTTCCGCAATTTCAATTATAGATTTTGATGATAGAGAACAAGTTGCTGAATATATTGGAAAAATACCACCAGACGATTTAGCTGCGGTTGCATACAAATGGGCTATATTATATGGTAATGCGTTTATTGTAACGGATATTACCGGTGGTATGGGTGTTGCAACATCAAGAAAGTTGACCGAATTAAATTATAAAAACGTTTACATTGAAGGTGTTAATACACAAAATATTTGGGAGTATAATTCTAAAGCAATGGAAAAAATACCAGGACTTAACTTCAATAACAAAAGAACTCAAATTGTTGCGGCTTTTGAAGAGCAACTTAGGAAAGGATTTATTGTTAGATCCGCAAGATTATTAAATGAACTTAATACGTTTGTTTATATGAATGGTAGACCTGACCATATGAAAGGAACTCACGATGATGCTATTATGGGTATGTCAATGGCCCTATATGCTGCCGATGTTTCATTTAATTTATTACAAAAGAATGAAAACGCTAACAAAGCAATGTTAGACTCATGGACTATGAGTGAAAGGTCATATGAAACAAATAAATCATTTTATTCATATGGTACCGCATTTGATCAAATAGGTTCAATGGGTACAGATAATAATAATTTATATTATCAAGACAATACTATGAACGTTAGTAAACAAACATATCAAGAAAACTCTTGGTTATTTGGAGGTAGGCGTAGATAACGTTTAGTTTATCATTATTTTAGTTTATATTATAAAGAAAAGTATTTATATAAAATGGCAAATCAAAATTTAACCGTCTTTCAGAAATTAACAAAAATGTTTGGTTATCCGGGGAAACCCCAAGTAACACAAGCACCGTCATTTAATTTTAGTAAAGATGAATTACTAAAAACAGATAGTAGAGAAGAATACGAAAAGGCAATGTTACAGGCTCAACAGAGTCAATATATTGCGGATAAATGGACAAAATTAGATCAATCTCTTTATAACCAATCGGTTTATTATGAACCAAATAGATTGGCCGCATACTACGATTATGAAGCTATGGAGTTTACTCCTGAAATATCTGCGGCGTTAGACATTTATGCGGAGGAATCTACAACAATGTCAGAAAAGGGTCAAATATTAACAATCTATTCTGAATCAGATAGAATTAAAGAAATATTGGAAGATCTGTTTAATAACAGACTAGACGTGAATACTAACTTACAAATGTGGACAAGAGGTGTTTGTAAGTATGGTGATAACTTTGTTTATTTAAAGTTAGACCCTGAAAAAGGTATTGTTGGATGTCAACAATTACCAAACATTGAAATAGAAAGATTGGAAGGTGCTGCGGGTAAAACTACCACACAAAATAAAGATTTAAAAGTTCCATCAAGAGAATTACGTTTCCAATGGAAAAACAAAGATTTGGAATTTCAAGCATGGGAAATTGCACACTTTAGATTATTAGGTGATGATAGAAAGTTACCATATGGTACTTCTATGTTAGATAAAATTAGAAGGATTTGGAAACAACTTTTACTTGCTGAAGATGCGATGTTAATTTATAGAACATCAAGAGCACCTGAAAGACGCGTATTCAAAGTATTCGTTGGTAATATGGACGATAAGGACATTGAATCTTATGTACAACGTGTTGCTAACAAATTTAAGCGAGATCAAATTTCTGATCCACGTAACGGTCAAGTTGATATGAGATATAATCAAATGGCGGTCGATCAGGATTATTTTATTCCTGTTCGTGATGCGTCACAAAGTAGTCCAATTGAAACTTTAGCCGGAGCACAAAATTTAGGTGAAATTGCCGATATTGAATATATTCAAAAGAAAATGTTAGCTGCGTTACGTATTCCAAAAGCATTCTTAGGATTTGAAGAAGTGGTGGGTGAGGGTAAGAGTTTAGCGTTAATGGATATTCGTTTTGCTAGAACAATTAACAGAATTCAAAAATCTGTTATTCAAGAATTGAATAAAATTGCGTTAATCCAATTATACCTTTTAGGTATGGAGGATGAATTAAATAATTTTTCATTATCATTAACTAACCCATCTGCACAATCTGATTTATTACGTATTGAACAATGGAAAGAAAAGGTTACACTTTACAAAGATGCGACATCAGATCAATCTCAAGTGGGTATCTTACCGGTATCACATACATGGGCTAAGAAGAATATTCTTGGATTTAGTGATTCTGAAGTTATGTTAGATTTACAACAACAACGTTTAGAACGTGCATTAGGATTTGAATTGACAAACACTCAAACTGTAATTAAGCGTTCTGGGGTATTTGATGAAGTAGATGCTAAATATGGTATACCAGAAGAAGAAAGAGAAAAGGCAATGGAGGCTGCACCATCTGATGGTGGAGATATGGGTGGAATGGATATGGGAGGTGGGGCACCGCCACCGCCATCGGGTGGAGGAGGTGAAGAACCATTAAGTGAATCAACATTACAAAGAAAATCTAAAAAATCAAAGATTTTAAGTATGTTAGGTGAAGAAAAAGAAGATTTTAATATTCTATTTGATATGGAAAAGGCACAACAGAATATTTATGAAATAGAGACGAAAATAAATGACATGTTAAACGATTAAAAATGAACAAATTCGGGGTTATTAAAACCAAATTATTAAATAAGTTAACTGAATCTTACGCAAAAGAAAATAAAGCTGAGATTAAAAATATTTTAACAACAATTAAAGAAAACAAAGATTTTAAAGAAATGTATTTGTTTTACGAAGAAATTGAAGGTAAAACTATTTCAGATAAAGAAACCGCAAAACTTTATGTTGAGGGTTTAAGTACATATTTCAGTCAACCAATGGGAAATTGGGGTAATTTAAATTTGTTTTGTGAATCATTAAACAAAAAATTAGGTGACGAAGAGGTGACAACAAATGAATTATATGAGTCTTTAGATATATTATCTGAGAAAGATTCATTATCGAATATTGAAAAGAAAGTTATTGCTAAAAATAAATTAGTTAAACATTTAACAACTAAAAAAGAAATTATGGAATCAAAAGAAACTACTTTAGTTCCTAATGAAACTTTATTAAACGCCGTGTTAGCCAATAATTTCAATGCTTTATATTCTAATACATTATCTGAATCGCAAAAAGAAGAGTTAAAAAATATTTTATCAATTTCTTATGAAGATTTAATTACTAAAAGTAATGAATTGGCTGAATCGGTTATTAAACAAGTATCTACACTTTTAAGTGAATCAAATGATGTAGATTTATCTAATAAATTAAATGCGGTAAAAGATGAGGTAACTCAGATGTCTCCGTCGAGATATAACTATTACAGATTAAACGAATTAAAAAATGGACTTAATTAAGTCCATTTCTTTTTTGTTGTATATAAACTGCTTTTAATTTTTCAGTTCTTTTTTTAACTGAAGGTTTTACAAATACTTGTCTGTCCCTCAATTCTTGAACTTGTTTAACTTTTTGAACTTTATGTTTGTAAGTTCTAAGTGCGGTCTCAATACTTTTTTCTTTTGATAAATCTACAATAATCATATATAATAAATATAACGCAAATATATGAAATTATTTTTGGTTATTCCAACAATTTTATTTATTATTTATTAACACCATAAATGATAATAATATGAATGATTAATGAAAACAGGTAAGTATATCCCATTAGGGACTTACAATGATGTAAAGATCGGTTATGGTACCGTAGATTTTAAAAATCTTAAAACCATTTACTTAAAATTAAATTCTTGGGTACAACCTGAAAATGAAACAGATGATTTTGATCATATGATTCATAAAACAAGACGAAAAGTAAAAGAAATTTTATACAACCTAAAAAATCCATATTTTAAACAGCAATCAATTGTTGATTTAGATATAAGAACGAAGGGAATAAAATTAGAAAAAAGATCTTTTATGAACTTGGAAATAACATTATACGTAGATAGACAGTTTGATGTTAAATCAAAAGAAATAAAAAATAACATAAAAGATATACTCTGTTCCGTAATTGAAGACGGCCTTTCAGATAAAAAATTATTCAATTTTTATAAATCCAAAAAATAATAGGGATGTCGATGTATTTATAGTAATAAAATCTATAAATGAAGATATTAGGACCCAAAGAAATTGGAACAGGAATTTTAATAGAATACGACGCAGGACACGTATCTCCAGAAGAAAATAAAAAAATTATACAGGAAATGAAGGGTGTGGACTTCTCAGAAGACCTCATCCTTTATGCTGTTTTACAAAAATTCGATACTCCAAATAAGAACGGAAGGATTTATCCTGAAATGTTACTTAAAAGAGAAAACGAAAAATATCAATCACTAATTAAGAAGGGTGGAGCATTGAATGAACTAAATCACCCTTCATCTTCACTTATCGATTTAGATCGAGTATCACACTCAATTTTAGAGACTTGGTGGGACGGTAAAATCCTAATGGGTAAAATCAAATTATTCACATCCCCTGGATGGAAGAAAATGGGTATCGTTTCAACAAAAGGAGATCAAGCTGCAATGTTATTAATGAACGGAGCAACTTTAGGTATCTCTTCACGTGGTGTAGGATCATTAAAACAGGTTAAAGGTGAAAACATTGTACAAGATGATTTCGAACTTGTTTGTTTTGATTTAGTATCATCACCATCAACCCCCGGTGCTTATATTTTTAAAGACCCATCAGAAAGAGACCAATATCAAGAGGCAGAAATTAAGAAACCAACACTTGATAGTAGAATGTCTAAACTTATGGGCAATTTAGATACATTTTTATCTAAATAATAAACTTTATAGGGGTAGTAATATTAAAAAACACGATTTTTTACTAAATCGTAGTATTTATAAGATAATAAAACAATTAATTTTCACAATGAGCGAAAAATCAATTTTAGAACAAGCGTTACTTCAAGTACAAACTCTTGAAGAAGCCGTAAAGCAAAATGCAAAAGGTATACTTGCTTCAACAATGAAGGAAGAACTTAAAGATTTGCTAAAAGAATCATTGGAAGAAGAGGAAGACGCACCTGAAGAAGATGCTAAACCTGAAGAAGAGGTAGAACAAGATGTAACAGCTGACGACGAAGAAGATGCGGACGATGAGTCTGATGACGACGTTGATACAGATGTTGATACAGATACAGACCTTGATAACTTAGACTCAACAGATGACGTTGATTCAGATGTTGACACTGATGTTGACATGGGTGACATGGATACAGAAACCGATATGGATACTGACATGGAATCTATGGATGACGAAGGTTCAATGGATGATGACGTTATGGATATGACAAGTGCTTCAGACGATGAAGTTCTTAAAGTATTCAAAGCTATGAAACCAGAAGATGGTATTGTAGTTAAAAAAGACGGTAACAATGTTGAATTCGGTGACGGTGAAGATGAATACATTATCAAATTAGATGGTGAAGATTCTGATATCGATGCTGGTATGGACATGGGTACTGATGTTGATTCTGACCTTGAAATGGATGAAATGGATATGGAAGCTGATGCTGAAGTTGAAGAAAATTGGAATGAAGAAGAAATGCCTTCTGACAACCAAGAAGAAACTATCTATGAAATCGAATTAGACGAGGAAGAAGAGGAAGAAGAATCTGAAGTTTCTGAAGAAGAAGAAGATTCTAAAAAAGTTGAAGCTACTGAAGCTGCACGTACAAAATCAAACGTTCATGGAAACAAGAACGGTATGAGTAGAGCTGGTTTACCATCTAAAACAAAGTATAAAGCAGGTTCATCTATTAACGAAGAAGTTGAAACATTGAAAAAACAAAATGCTGAATATAAAAAGGCGTTAGTATTATTCAAGGATAAACTAAATGAAGTTGCGGTATTCAATGCAAACTTAGCTTACGCTACACGTTTGTTTACTGAACATTCAACTACTAAACAAGAGAAATTGAATATATTAAAGAGATTTGATACAGTTTCTACTATGAATGAATCTAAAGGTTTATTCAACACAATCAAAACTGAATTAGGTTCAAAAACTACGGTTACCGAATCAGTTGCGACAAAAATCTCTAACACTCCATCAACATCTTCTTCTACAGAGGTATTATCTGAGTCAAAAGCTTACGAGAACCCACAATTCAGTAGAATTAAGGAAATGATGAGAAAAATAAAATAAAACAAAAACAAAATACAATTCAAAATGGGAGCATTATTAGAATCAGGTATGGTTGGTAACATCGGTTTAAAACACCTTAGAGTTATCAAGGAAGATACCATCAAAAAATGGGACGAATTAGGCTTTTTAGAAGGTCTTGACGGTCACCAAAAAGATAACATCGCGCAATTATATGAAAACCAAGCGTCTTACTTAAT